AGACTCGTAAGCGGCGCGCGCCTGCGGTTCAAGCTGGTTGCCTCGTTCCATAAAACCGGATTTAAACGTATCGCCACCGCCCAAGATGCTTTCTTCGATCAACTCGGCCATATACTTGATTTGCGCGCTTGATTTTTTACCGGTTGCCGTCACAATATTTTCAAAGCCCGTTGCGGTGGGGATACCTAAACGGGCTTTTAACCATTCTTCCGAGCCTTGTTCGCAATCAAGCGTTATTAGACCGTCAATCATAGTGGAACATCTTCTCCATCATTTTCTTGTTGCTTATCAAGGCGACCGTTCAGGATCGATATGGCATTGTCGGCTTGCTCTTTTGTCATTTCGGAAATATCTGCATGACCGTATGCCGTCAGTAGTTTTTCCATGCTTGTACCGGTTGCGTCAATTAAACCGATTAACATTTCTTTCTGTTCGGATGTAATCAACGCCGAAACGTCTATCACGTTTTGTTTAGGCGTTACGTTTACCGGCTCACGCTGCGTTTCCGCGATGCGTTCTGCCTCATCTTGGTCGTAAATACCGGTGAAACCAAACGCCAAGCGCGCACACTGAATCATCGCTTTGTGACGTAACATTCTTTTCGGATGTGTCTTCCATGGGCCCATTTCACGAAAGCATTCGCTCATATATTCCGTTACCGAAATTGGTTTTGAGCGGTCTTTGCGATAAATTCGGCAAGTGCATTTTTCATCGTCTAAATCAAATTCGATGCCGTCAAAATTTGGGTTTTCATTGAGAATTCGCGCCCAACCATCAACGCCGACGATCGGAACAATACCATTTTGACGGTCGGGAAATGCGTAAATTTCTTTCGTCCAAGGATTTAATCCATATTGATTCGCCACGATTAAAAGTGCGGTCATTTGGCTGTCATTTACATTACCCTTGAAAGCGGTATTTTTTAATGTCGCCATCAAGTCGGAACCGTCCGCAATTTCAAAACGTTTAGCCAGTTTGTCTGTCAGATGTTGTAGTGCTGTTGCCATTTCGTTTTATCCTTTAATTCATTTTTTTAAGTGATACATTGTCGCCATACTGTGCTTTGATATTTCGAGCCAAGGCGATTGCTTGCTCTTGCGTGCCGGTAAATGCAATGCGGATTTCGAAGTTAAATGTCGGCTCATCAGAAAGTGCGGTCGAATTTTCTTGTGTTTTTTCTACCGCACTTTGTGTTTCTGTTTCGGACGCAATGGCTTGTGATTCCGCTTTTGCTTTGGCATCTTCTTCGGCTTTTGCTTTTAACTCTGCCTCACGCTGTTGTTCGGCATTTACTCGCTCCGCAATAATTGGCTCAAGGTCGTCCGTGCCGGCAACTAATTGCAGTGCGTCTCTAAATAAATGCTCATATGCAACCGGAATCATTTTTAAACGCGCTGTAATTCGTGCGGATTCCTGGGCCAATTCAGCAAGAATTAACGTTTTTTCGGCATTAACCGATTTAACTAATCCATCAAGCTTTCTTTTGTTTTTTGTCGCCTCTTCGAGGCGGTTTGTTATTGCTGATTTCGGCATAGTCTGTTCGAGCGCAAGAGAGACAGAGCTTTCATACTTGCCGCGTATTTCCGAAATTTCATCAAGCGCACCATTGACAATGCGCTGTTTAATTTCCGCTTCTTTGGATTCAACAAGTTTTTTGCGTTTTAAGCGCTCTTGTCTAAATGTTTCAGCCCACTCAGCAGCACTATCTAATAGCTCGGAGACTTCTTTGCTACCGTTTTTCACGCCGTCAATTACCGCACGGATTCGTTTTTCAACCGCTTCAAGCTCTTTAACTTCTTCTTTTGCGCGGGCAAAATCGTCATCTGTTTCAAATTTTTCGGTAAGCGTTTTTAAGTACGCGTCAGCTTGTTTTTCAAAGTCCTTGAAATTTGTTGCAACAACTTTACTTTCGGTTGTTAAAACTAAATTAAATTCGGTGTTCATTATGCCATTCCTCTTCCTAAATTTCGTTTGGCCACAATTGCGATCGCGTTGTCTCGGAGGTCTGCTAACTTATCCCATGCTCCAGTACCAATCGCTAACCACTGCATATTTAAGTCATCATCACTAAGAGAGATTGCGTTATTGATTGCGTCAATTAGTGATTCGTCACCATTTTTTGCAGCCTCATCAATTCGGGATTTTTCCGCCTCAAGCTCGACTTCGTATCGTTCCGCCTCTTCAATTTGTGCGTGATGATCAGCTTCTAGACTATTTTCCCAATATGTTTGTAAACTCATCTCCGCACCTCATCTAATTCTTTCTGTTTTTGCGCTGTGTAGGCTTTCATGTATCGAAGTTCTTCTGCTGTTGGTTCACGTGGAATGTCGCCGAACTCAAGGCTCGCTTGACGTTGCCATTCCTTTGCTATTTGCTCGCTTACCGCGTTATTGTTGTAGTCAGTATCAACGGCAAGAGTAGGGCGTGAAAGGGATAACCCAATTAGCGCAACACCCCAAACGCAAGCGGTAATCACTGCGCAAACAATCCAGTGTAGGTATTTATCAAGCCATTGGATGATTTGTTTTTTTCGGCTTGGATGTTGATTCAAAAGTGCGGTAGTAAATCGTTGTTGTTTCATTTTTCACCTCAAAAAAAAGCCCTCCGTAAAAAGAGGGCAAACCTAAGGAACCAATTTTATAGGTTGCATAAGTTTTAAGCCCTCATGCTCGGCTGTGGGGTTGCTAGTTAGCTCTTGTTATTAGCAAACACAAGAGCCGTTGAATAAGTGCCTTTCTTTATGCTTGTAAGGCTCAAGCCCTTATTGTCTCTCACAACACTAAGGAATATAATTAAATCTCTCACAGCACAAATAAGGATTCTTCTATGAGAAACTATTTAATTTCTTACGATTTATACAAAGCTGGGCAAAATTACGATGGATTGATTAGTTATATTAAAAGCCATCAAGTTTGGGCTGCTATTCATAAATCAGTTTGGTATATCAAATCCAATAAATCTGCAGAACAAATTCGTAATGAACTGCTCATTTATTTAGATAAGAACGATAGTGTCTTTGTTACGGATATGAATAGTGCTGCTTGGAATAATCTGCCTGAAGGAAATGGTGAATACATTAGGCAGAATTGGATGAGGTAGATATACTCCCATTACCAGTGTTTAGCCCATTTCTATTAATTATTTCGATTGCTGAACAACATCTTTGAGCGATTAATTCTGGCTCTAAACAGCCATTTTCAACAGCTCTCAATACAGCCCATTTGATATTTTCTTTATCTCTTTCAGATAGGCTGTTTTCTTTTTTTTCTTCCATTTTTAACCTCATTTATTTTATGTTTGCCATTTCAAAGCGCACTTCTTCTATCATTCATTCCGGTTGTACTTCCCAAAATATCTCTGTCCTAGCAAATGCGCTTTGAATTGGTGTCGCAGGGTGGATTCAAACCACCATCGCACGGATTAAAAGTCCGCCGTTCTATCGGTTGTAACTACTGCGACATTAACTGGTCCGTGGGCTTGTTTGCCGTTTCCCCGACCATCCTCATATCCTCGAAGGATTGCTTAAAGATATAAACAGCGCTGCCCTTGATTCGCCAACCACCTCTTTTCGGTTAAACACGCGACACAGTTTTCTGCTTGGGGGTTACTCGACTTAAATCAGCCGATAATTTATATCCCGCATGAGATCAAATTGTCTAAAACTCGAAACAGGTTAATGATGAGCGCCTTTCTTTATGCTTGTAAGGCTCAAGCCCTCTTGTGTTGCGACCACTGCGAGGAATATAATGCTCCCCTGCGACCATAATTTAATCGAGGAAAGCTCTATGAGAAGAGAGGAGAAAGGTCACGTTCCACCGAGACCAACGCCACCGCCCAAACCAAAGTAAGGATCTAAAAATGAACGGTAAAACAAGAGAAGATTTAGTCTTTGAACTTTATTACAGCTATAATTTAGAGAACATCTATTATCATTTTAATGCTCGCCTAAATAACCTGTTAGTTACTATCCAATTACTACTCTCATCTGCCATTATTGGCGATCTAAGTCGCTACTTCCCAAATGCGAATTTTAATATCCTTGTTGGGATTGTTTTGGCGATATTGAGTATTGTTTCTCTTGTTTATCGTTTCGGCGAAAAAGCCGCTTTGTCACAAGTCGCAAAAGGTCAATATCAAGCGTTAATTAAACGTTATCCAAAAATGAATGACGATGAACTTAATAACGCCTTAACCGAGACCGATGCTATTGATAATCATATTATCGGAGTATTTTGCGACATTTCTCATAAACGCTCAGCTATTCAGCTGAACCGAGAAGATGACACCAAACTAAATTGTTATCAGTCAGCTATCGCATGGTTTTGCGGTGAAAGTTTTAATTAAGGATTTGTTATGAGCGATGATTATTCATATAACCCCAAAAAACCAACTCCACCGCCTACTAAAAAATAGGTTTTTATACCCACATAATAGTGGGTATTTTTTTACCCATTATTAACCTGTTTCAAATTTTTAAAGAGCATTGAGATTGTGTATCTCGTTTTGATGGCTGTATAATACTAAAACTAATATTAATAGTAAATAGCAAAACTAATATATTTTGCAAGGTTTACTATTTAAACTATTAAATTGCTGTTTTTACTAATATTTTATTTTTGAAAAACTTTGACTATTTGCTGAATTTGTGACCTAGATCACAGAAATAGAGTGGAGAAGTAGGGCTTTTAAAAGTGTGGTAGGAATTGCAGGTAAAAGAAAACCGCCTGAGGGCGGTTATACTAGGATTGTTATTTTAGATTTATAAATGTAAGAGTTAATCGCCTAAACATATCTGTTGTTAGCATGAGTAGGTTGTACATAAAAACCGTAGATGTAATGAGTAATGTATAACTTAATAACTCACCTGACAACAACGACCCTGCATAACTCAATACACTTGTAAAACTAAATCCAATGAGTAGATATTTCAAATGTATGAGTATTTCTTGATACATGCCGTTATCTCTCATTTTTTTAATGAGAGAATGTTCTGTAATGCTTACCAATATGGCGATGACAGCAAAGATGAATCCAATAAGCGTGATTGATGATGTAAATAAATCACTCATCAAATCTCTTAGCTCATCTTTCTTGAACTTCTCTAAGAAATCGTAATGCCAAATTACAGTATGTGCTGTGATCGCTAAAATTCCAGATATAGGTTTATAATATTCGATTTTCATTGGGTATCTATTGGGTGTATTTTTCCAACAGTTTAGCATAAGACAATTTTAGTGTGCGAATATTATTAAAAATATAGGATTCTCCAGATGCCCCATTCTCGGCTAGGGAAACAGTAAATTGCGCCTTTAAAACATCTGAAAAAAGATCTATTGGCTCATCAATATCTTCTAGTTTAATTTTGCATTTTCTTGCGTGTGGATTATCTAGAATAGACTCGACCATTTCTTTTAATTTACTTTTGTTCAGTCCTGCTGCGGATTTTGTAGATAATTTTGCCGTGAATGTTCCGGCATTACAATCCTCCATTAAAGCAAATTGAGATTGCTCCCATTTAGGTTCTTTCTCATTAGGCTTATATTTGTAACGAGGCTTAGCGAGTCTGTATTCAACATAGCTTGGTTTTTGTTTCAGAATGTTCTCCAAGTCAAAGTCATCTTTACCAATAGGGTTGAAATACATACCTCCATCAAGATTTTCATTTCTTAGCAAGTTAAGTATATAAGATGAAAGGTCGTGAATTCTACCGAATCTTGAATTTTGATATATCACAATCTCTGAACCGTTAGGCGAGGGATATGACATGAAATATGTTTTCTCAATAATCGCTTCGTTATCCGCAAAATGAAGAGGTTCTTCATCTCCGGTATCCATATTTCCCTTTGTTAGCAATTCGTTTCTGTAAGTAATAAAGTATCCTGATATTGTATTATTTGAATCTGAACATACTTTTACTCTATATGAATAATCATTAAACTCAACTAATGGTGTTATATATGTACTTTGGCCATTACTGTATTTTCTTAAAAATTGAGTTAGATTTTTACTCGCCATTTTATCTGAAGCACATTCAGTGGAGTAAAAACGCATATAAAATGTTTTTGTTTTTTGCGCCATATTTTTCCCTTAGGTCTTGGTTAGTTATTACAGATCAACAATATCCAGTGTTAGTTTCTTGATGAGTTTTCCAACAAAGTGAATCTGTTCTACCTGGTCTTTTTCTAATATTTCAGGATCGTAGCTTGGATTGTCCGAAATTACTTTTAGTCTGTAGCCGCTTAGATACTGCAAGCGTTTAATCCTTGCTTTGCCCTCATATACGAATGCGTAAATGCCATCATCTTTGAATTCATTAATTGTCTGGTCAATTGCTACTATATCGCCGTGTTTTAGGCTCATTTCGGCATTGTTTGGGTTGTACATGCTGTTTCCGTCGATAATCGCAATCGAGAGATTATTTGCTGTTTTGCGTTGGAAAATCTCCATGAACTTGTCTCGTGAAAATTCAATAGAGCGAATTGTATCTGGGTAATCAAGGTTGATGACACCATCACCGGCAGCAAGATGGTTATCAAGCAATGTGAGCTTAATTGAATCAGTGGCTATTGGATCCGAAAACTCTTTTGCTTTTGTTACCAGAGTGGTGAAGTCCTCAGAAATATCAGGATCTATATCCGATGGTTCAACATCAAGAATTGAAGCAAATTTAATGATCGTTTCTTTGCTTATAGGTTGCTTGCTATTTGGATTCATGTAGTGGCTTACACCGCCCTGTGTCTTAATATCTAACAGATTAGCGATTTTAGCTTGAGTTAATCCCAAATTTTTTTTCTTTGTTTCATAAATACTTTTTAGGCGAGTTTTAATCTCAAAAAGTCTTTGTTCCGCTTCGCTCATTGTATCCCTCTTGTATCTTTTCCCGAATTATATTAGCCCTTCTAATAAGATCAAGAATAGTTAAAATATTAAAACTATTGAATAATTGAAATAGTTTTGCTAATATTTTTGCATTAAGGAGGCTATATGAAATTAACCGAATATTTAGCCGAGAAAAAACTTACACAAGAACAGTTTGCTCGGCTTGTACAAAAAACGCAGGGATTTGTTAGCCATTATTTGACGGGTCGTTGTGAGTTAAGTGCGAAAACAACATTGGCTTGGTCTGCCGTAACTAATTATTTGGTTACACCGCACGAATTAAGCCCGCACTTATACCCAAACCCGGATGATGGATTACCAAAACACCTTAGAACGTAATTTACCGACCTTTACCCAAAAGAAAACCATAAAAAACGGAAAGAAATTATGGCAATGAAGAAAGTCATCATCGAAATGATTGAGAACATACCGGGCGGCAAAAGTGCGGTTGCTGGGTTTCTTGGATTTTCGGAGGCGGAATTAAACAATCGTCTTTATCAGACGAAAGGTCAACGTTTTAAAAACGAAGAATTGATCGCATTGCAGCTCGAGTATGGATGCACTGATTTTATCGAGGAGCTTTGCCGAAGTGCCGGTGGCCATTTTGTGCCGGCACCAGTAGCGAGCGAGTTAGATGCAGTGGAAATCTCAACCTTGCAACTGCGTGAACTGTCCGCGCGTGGATTGTTGTTTGAGGCGTTAGAAAAAGCGCTGGCAGATGGTGAAATCACAAGCGTGGAAGAAGATTTAATCCGCAAATTATTAAACAAGCATTTAGCAGCGACACAACACTCAATCGAGTGCGTGATCTCGCTAAATAAACGGCAATAAAAAACCACGGCGGCAACCGTGGCTAATTAATAAAACTTGAAACGAGGTAATTATGGCAAATCTAATTGAGATTAGCAATAGCAAAATCAACAATTCCGAAGTTAAAACGGTAAATGCGAGAGAATTACATTCATTTTTAGAAGTCTCAACGAGATTTTCAGACTGGATCCAAAGACGAATCTCAGAATATGAATTCGTTGAAAATCAAGACTTTGTAGTTTTACTCAAAAATGAGAAAAACCATGTAGGGGGTCGCCCTCAGAAAGAAGTTCACATTTCCATTGATATGGCAAAAGAACTATCAATGGTTGAGCGCACCGAAAAAGGAAAACAAGCCAGACAATATTTTATTGAGATGGAAAAAGTGGCGAAATCCACTGATCCTATGATGCTATTAAACGACCCAGTTTACTTGCGTGGCGCGCTTGCAACGTATTCCGAAAGGGTGATCGAGCTTACCCCAAAGGCGGAGGCGTTTGATCGTTTAGCAACCGCAACCGAAGGCGCAATGAATCTCACTAATGCTGCAAAACACTTACAAATGCAACCAAGAGCATTCACCCAATTTTTATTTGCTCATGGTTGGATTTATAAGCGCACTGTTGGATCCGCTTGGATTGCTTATCAAGACAAATTGCAACGCGGTTATTTAGAGCATAAAGCTCACCCTGTCACACAACCTGACGGCACGGAAAAAATCTACCCTCAAGTATTGGTAACTGCAAAGGGTTTAGCCAAACTATCAACAATGTTAAACAAGGCGGTGGCATGAGTAACGAATCTAAATTTATCCCTAACTTTTTACAAGTGCCAAATGCTGTTATTGATGAACTACTGCCTGATTTAACTGGAGCGGAATTGAAGTGTTACTTGGTTGTTATCCGAAAAACCAAAGGCTGGAATAAAGAAAGCGACAATATCTCAATCAGTCAGTTTATGAAAGCTACTGGATTAAGCAATAGTGCGGTGATTAAAGCCTGCGAATCCCTTGTTCAATACGGCTTGTTGGTGAAAGAAAATGGGGCAAGAAATACAGGTGTTTATGCCGTGAATTCTTACTCAAAAATTACCCATGAAGAAAGTTCACAAGTCACCTGTGAAAAAAGTTCACCTGTGAAAAAAGTTCACAGCACCTGTGAAAAAAGTTCACAAGTCACCTGTGAAAAAAGTTCACACACAATAAACAATATTAAAAACACTATACAAAATACAAATAAAAAAAATACCAAAAAAAGCGAATCGGATTTGCTTGCTGAATTCGGTATCACCGGTCAGCTTGCCGATGACTTTGCCGAACACCGAAAATCGAAAAAAGCGGCGATTACGAGGACTGCAC